CCGTCGTGGCGCTGGCCTCCATGGCGCCTTGGTCGAACGTGAAGGACTGCGTGGCCGCGTCCCCTGGGTCAATGGGCCCAAGCGTGCCACTGTCGCCACCGAGGCTCTCGTAGACTGGGGCATTGGCTTCGACTGGTTTGGTGAGGCCCTGGAAGGGAAGCGTCCGAATCGTCAAGAGGACCCGCTCCACGTCCACGCCATCCGGGATGACGATGCTCGTGCGACCATAGTGAGTGGCGTCGCAATTGATTCCCGGCCCGCCAGCGGCCTTACTGCCAGCGGACAGGATGGCGGCCTTCTTATCGAACTTGTCTCGCGCCGCGTTGCCGGCGAGCGTTGAGACAGGATTGTTGAGGTGGTGGCCGAAGGAGACTTTCCAGGTGTGGCCAGTCGTGCCGCTCCACTCGACGCCGACACTCGTGACTTGGATGCGCGTATTGACCGCCAAGACGGCGTCATTGAGGATGACGCTGTCGCCGACCACGAATGGCCGAGCCCCGAACGGGATGAACCTGGTCGAATAGTAGTCCCTCGGCACCAGGCGGTCCCGCATGTACGCGCGCGCGCGACGCCGCAAGTCCGACCGGCTTTTGCTGCCCTGGTCACGGAAGACGTGGGCACGCGGGGCCTGCCCATAAGTTGCTCCATCGCTTGGGTCAAGGGCACTGGAATAGAGGCCGCCGCTCGTGAACTCCACGCGGTCCGTGATGACGAATTGGTTCGCGCCCGTGCCGCCGCCCTCCGCAATGACTTGGTAGCAAAGGTCTTCCCCAAACTCCTCGTGGTCGAGGACCGTGATGGAGTCGTCATCCAGACTGAACTCGTCCGTGAGGTCGGCGCCGCGCCGGTGCGCGAAATGCAAGACCTGGTCGACGTCGACCCAGAGGTCCCAGTGTGGGCTCGGGTTCGTGGCGGCGAGCGTGATAGTCGTTTGCCGGACCCGTTCTAGGGCATCTGCGCGGTTGAGGCCCTCGAAGTCGTCGTCCACCCATACCTTGTCTAGCGTGAGGGCGACTGGATCCGTGTACGTTGCCACGGTGGCTCCGGCGAGGCCAGTGTCAAGCGATGCGAGGGCGCAGGAGAGCCGGAAATTGTAGATGCGCGTCGTCTCGTCCAATGCGACGCCGGCGACGAAGAACCTGAGCGCAACGCTGTTGCCGGCGGGGGCTCCAATGAAGGGGTGGTTGGTTGCGACCCACGCGACGAGGCCGGACCCGTTATAGTCGGGGATTCTGGTGAGCGGGACGCTTTGCCAAGTGGGTGAAGCGTCGCGGGCGTTCCGCGTGATGTCCAAGAGTGGCGCGGACGCCATGCCGCTCGTTGGCTCCTCCTTGCCGATGATGATGATGCTGGCATCCGTCACGTTCCCCATGGGTGTGACGTTCGGGTCGCCAGATTCAAGCGGAATGGTCCTTATCTTGTGCGTCTGCGTGATGTACCCGAGGGGCCCCTTCAATCTCTGCAGACTGGGAACTTCTACGGGCTGCGAATCGACGCCAGTGTCGTACTTGTCGCTGGCTGTGCGGACCTGCGAGCCCGGCGTGCCCAACAAGTCGGAGACGCGGAAGATTCGGTCATCACTGAACCGGTGCATGAACACGAACCGCTTGCCAGCCAAGCCATTGATGGCGTCGCTGAGTGGCACGCCGTTGGCTGCGATTTGGTTGCCGTCCACGTCCAACGTGTTCCCGAACGGGGACCTGAAGATTGACCAATCCCACGGATTGACCTTGACTGTGTCGCGGTCCGTGACGGACTTGCCCGTTTCACTGAAGGCGTAGGGGTCGCATGGCGTCGCGCGCAGCAAGTGGTAGCCCAAGTCCTCCATCCTGCCCTCCAGGAAGAAACCCTCCACGCCCCTCGTGCGTTTGCGGCTCTTGACGATGCCAACGAACTCCTTCACGCCATCCTCGTACACCTCGCAGACGCGGCCAATCGGGACGAGGGCCTGATACGTGCCGTCGTAGTCCGCGACCTTGAACTTGCCCTCGGGCCCCCGGTTGATTTCCTGGCTGGGCTCCGAGTAGCCGCCCTCCTCCGTCGGCAGGAACGTATTCGTTCCCAGTTCCTTCACTTGAATGACTGTCACGCGGCGGCGCTCCTGAAAATGTCGCTCAACTCGCGGCGGAGCGCCTCCCCGATGCTCTTTATATCCAGGCCACCGCCGACGCCCGGCGCCACAACGAGTTGAATTGCACCCTCGCTGAACACGACGCTCGTCTGATTGACACTCTGCGTCGCGGGTACGACTGGACTGGGAGGTTGGCTGGCGGCCGTGGCGGCTGCACCAACGCCGGCGCTGGCAGTCTGCACCACGGTGGCCGTGGCTTGCATGTTCACTTGCGCGGCATCCTTGGCCGCCTGAATTGGTTCATTGATGGCGTCCTCCATGCCCGCCACGCCTTCTCGCAGGCCGGCGACGATGTTCTCCCCATAGTCGGCGAAGACCTTGCTTGGGCTGAACAAGCCGAAGCCGCTCGTGAAGAAGTCCTTCACGCCGTCGATGGCGTCCCCAATCCAGCCCGTCACGTTGTCCCAAGCGGACTTGAGGCCTTTCCAGAAGCCGTCCACGATGTTTTTGCCGATGTCTACGAACCACGAAACGACGCCTAAGAAGATGCCTTTGATGTCCTCCCACAGGCCAGGGAAGAAGTCGGCCACGGCGTTCCAGGCCACCATGAAGACTTGGATGGGAGCGAGCAGGATGGTCAGGATGAAGTCCCATGCGGCAGAGAAGACCGCCTTGACGCCTTCCCAGAGGCTGACGAAGAAGTCAGCGAGGCCCTGCCAGATGCCTTGGAACACGCCGACAATCCAGTCGGCTACTATCTTCATGCCGCCCAGGATTTCGTCCCAGAACGCTATGACGATGATGATGGCCGCCACGAGGGCTGCGATGGCGACGATGATGATTCCGATTGGGTTGGCCGTCAAGGCGATGTTCAGGAGCCACTGGATGGCGGTCCACGCGATGGTGGCGGCCTTCACGATGGCCGTAATTGCGACGTAAGCCTTGGTGGCCAAATTGACGGCAATGATGGCCGCTGCCAGGAAACCAAACGTCACGAGAAGGGCGGTGGCGACTTCCTCGTTTTGGCCCAACCAATCCACCACTGGGCCAATGACGCCGATGAGCGCCTCGAAGGCCGGAAGCAGAGCGGCCCCGATGCTGATGCCGAGGTCATTGACTCGTTGCTGGAGTTTCTCAAACTTGACGGCAGCCGTCTCGTTAGCGATGGCTGCATTGTTGGTGAGCGCCGTGGCATTGGCTGCCTCATTCGTCGCCGTCTGCAGGGCCAGACCGAACTTGTCTGCCCCCTCCGCCGCTCGCAGGAGCGTGTCGCGAGTCAAGTTGTCTGCGAGGCCCAAGGCGTCGAGGGCATTGATGGTCGTGGTCGAGTCACCCTGGATGCCCCGCAAACCCACGAGGAAAGCCTGCACGGCGCCGGCAGCGTCCTCCTTGAAGCCCTTCGCGAAGGCTGCACTCGACATGCCCGCGATTTGCGCGAAACCCTCCAATTCCTTACCACCCTTAGCGATGGCGCCCGACATGTTCACGAGGAGCCCCTTGAACGCCGAGGCACCCCGACCGGCGTCGATGCCGAGCGCATTCAACGCACCAGCCATGGCGAGCGTCCCGACCTTTCCAATTCCTGCCGCCTTCGTCGTCGCATCCAGGCTGGCCGCGATGGCTAAGAGGTTCTCCTCTTGACCACCCAACTTATCCGAGAGCGCGACAGCGACGCTCGTAAGTTCCCGCACGGCGCCGGGCGCCACTTGCGCCTGCCGCACGTAGCCCTCCAACGCCGTCGTCGCCTCCTCCAGACTAGCGCCAGTGGCTCGGGCGAAGTCCGTGACGGTTTGCGTGAAGTCCTTCGCGGCCTGAGCATTGAACCCCAATTCACCAGCCGCAGACGCTACCGACGAGAGAGCGGTCGCGGCAAAGCCCGTATCCTTCGCCATCTCACGCAACTCACCCCTCAACCGGGCCAAGGCCTCCTCAGAGTCGTTCACGTTCTGGACGACGCCAGCGAAGGCCTTCTCGAAGTCCATGGCCGAGTGAATGGCGAGGCCACCAATCGCGACGACGGCCGCCCCCACCACGAGCGCCGCCTTGTTGGCTGCCTTCAAGCCAGACTCCAGGCTCTTGCCCATGCTTTGAATCTGCTTCTCGCTGTCGCCCAACGCGGCCTTCAGGTCGCTGTTGTCGCCAACGATGCGGACGAGCAGTTCCTCGATGACGCCCACGCTAGGCTCCGGGGCCAGGCAGCGTCCTGGCTCGCGCCAGGACTGCCGCCTTTCTGTCCCGCTCCCTAGAAGTTAGGCGGCGCTTGTAGTCCTTGCCTTGTCGCTTCGCCAAGGCATTCGAGACGGCCTGCAACTCCTCCCACGGCGTCCCCCAAACGACGTGAGTGCTCCAGCCGGTCGTGGCGGCGTAGGACGCCACGGCGCCCTGTATGGCCTCCACTAGGTCGGAGTCACCAAAGGGCGGGCAGCCCCATTCTTGTCAGCGTCGTCAGGTTGCAGGACACCCAACATGTCGGTGAAGGCCCGGAGGGACAACCGCTGCATCACGGCATCCATCCCGAGAGCCTTGACGCGCTCATCGACTTGCACGAGCGCCCAATACATGAGCGCCTGACCCTGCGCCAGGGTTGCCTCCTCCTTGGCGGCCTCAATGATGACTTGCACCATGAGGGGCGTCAGCGGGTTGGGTGATTTGGCGGCCTCGAAGAGCGCCTCCTTCAAGACCATGGTCTTGTGTGCGGCACTCGCCCGCGCGCCGTGCGGCGTTACGCGGTCGCGGCCGAAGTCGAAGGGCTTGCCATCATTCATCCACGGAAACGTGTAGGTCTGCATGTCGTAGGGCCTCCCTCCTCGACGCCCTGCTACACCGTGCCGGGTGTCAGGGTCGTCGCCGTGAACGGCTGGCCACCCATGAGGAGGTCAGTGTCGACTGCGACTTCGGCGTCGATGGAGGGGAAGTAGACGCCGCCCAGCGTCAATTTTGGGCTGCCGGCGATACCGAAGGGGATGATGATTTCATGGCTTGCGCCGGCCACGACTTTGTCCCATTGGGTCTTGAAGCCGGCGTCCATGCTGATGTCGCAGGAGCCCTTGATGGTACGGGGCCCACTGACGCTCACGTCCACCTTCGGGTCCTTGTTGCCGGTGTTGCGGTGGACCTTGACGCCGTGTTCCACCGTCAAGTCCAGGGACCCCAAGAGGACAGCCCACGCGGCGCCGTCGAGCGTGATGGCGCCATCACTGAATAGGGCAATGGTCTGGCCGGAGAAGGCCGTGGCGTCCTCGCGGCTGCCCGTCCCGATGCCGGGGTCCGTCGTCACTGGGGCTGCCCAGAGGCCGCCCTCGAAGGAGATGGTGAGCATGTAGGCGTTGTCGACGTCGCCCTTCAAGTTGACCGAGTTGGGCTTCCAGCCCCTGCCCCGGAAGTAGACGACGTTGCCTGCACCGGCTGACTTGTTGGGGATGATTTCCAGGGTGTAGGGGCGGACGGTCCCGTCCGTCTCGCGCGTGAAGAAGTCCCACAAGCGGTCCCAGTCGTAGGCGTGGAACTCGACTTCTACTTTGTAGGCGTTCTGGAGGGCGTAGTATTCGTGGACGTCGATGCTGCCGACGTCGCGCGATTCCTTCTGGTTGCGGTCGAGGCCCCACTTGATGTTCTGGACTTCGGGTGAGAAAAGCAGCAAGGCGGGATTGGTGGGCGTGGTGCCCGGCGTCGTCTCCTCAACGAAGCGGATGACTGCATCGTGGCCAGGCGTGGTCGGCATCAGGCGTCTCCGGGCTAAAGACCATCAGGGGCCATTTGAGGCTGACGGATTTGTGTCAGGCGGCTAAGAGTCCTCCAGGTAGCCAACGAGGATGACATCCACGACGGGCGCCCCCGTGACGGCGTCAAAGAACACGTTCACCGTGAAGGGGATGGGTTCCTGGTAGGCGCTGAAATCGTTGCTGGTTTCGTTGACGCCGCCGAGGCCGCCTATTGATTCATTGATGAGGAACACGGACTGCACGGTGCCCGCTGCGCCTCCATCGCGGAGCCGACACTTCATGGATGTCGTTGTGCTCGTGTTCTCGCCACCCCACTCAATGCTCGTGACGTAGAATATCTTCCCGGCCGGGACTGTGTAGAGGGTCGCGTCTGCGGTGAGGTCGAGGCCCACCACGGTGTTAGGGGTGCGGCCCAAGACTTGACTAATGCGGAGGCCAGGCGAGATTAGCAGGGACCCCCGGCCAATGTCATCCGACATGGCTTGTACTTGCGTCGTGGACAACTCTGTGCGCAGGTCGAAGGCAGTCTGCGCCGTGCCGCCATTGACGTACCGCACTCGGAACTGCTCACCCGCGTTTGCGGGGACGAGGAAGCGCCTGCCATTCCCGACCATTGCCGCCGTGTACGTAAACAAGAACTCTTGGTTGATGGTGGCGAACTTGTCGTTGCTGAACTCGATTTTAAGGCCGTTCGTGGCGCTGGGACTGCTTGCGTTCACGATGACGTACACTGAGACAAAGCCCGTGCCATCATACCCAGGTCCCGTCTGCAATGGGTCGCGGCCAGAACCTATTCCTGGCGTGATAACGGGCGCGAACGTCGCCGCAACACCGAGGGGAGTCTGCGTCGAGAACTCGGGGACGCTCCCTGGTGTGCGCTGGTCTGCGTAGTCGGCGTCTGGTTGTCGCCCCGTCCCTATATTCTTTACGAGTGCGGCAGGGAAGGAGCCATCAATGGGGGCCGCCGCTGGGAACATGAAGAGGCCCTGCTGACCGTAGCGCATTAGCGTGTGGAGCACGAAGACAGTTGGCGCTGCACTACGGTTCTGGAGCGCAATGCGGAAATACTTCGAGCCCTGCGGCGGGTCCGTGAAGGCGCCCGCACCACCGAACGCCGTCGTCTCTATGCGTGATATGTTCACGCCGTCCGTGCTCCAGATTGCATAGCCTTGACCCAGGCCACTATGGAAGGCATCGAGGCTGAACGCCGCGAAGTCCTTCACTGGAGTCCAGAGTGGCGCAATCCAAGTATCAGCGGGTGCCGGTGGAGGTGGTGCTCCAAAGTAGGCACTGAGCGCGTTTTCATCGATGAATGGGGTGCCAAGGTATGCGGCGAGGGGAGCCGCTGCCACACTGTTGTTAGCGTCAGGCACGGCTTGGAACCCGACGCGGAGGTCCTCGTTTTCTGTGGCACGAATGTTCACCGATTGCCCATTTGCCTTGAACGCCTTCCCGAACGCGAAGATATTCGAGAAGGCAGCCTCCTCCTCCTCGAAGATGTGTCCTGCGGGGACCACGAAATCCGGTTCGGCCTGGAACGCGAACTGCGACGTGAGGACCACAAAGCCTGCCCCGAGGGGGGCATCCGGCTCGAACTGCGCCCGAAAGTATGCCCCGACGTTCAGGAGTTTGCGGAACCGGATTGTGCTGAAGTCACTGCTATGTAGCGCGATGCTGATGGGCCAAGTTAGGCCATCCTCTCCGAACTCGAACGTGTAGGTGCCCGCGATGACTTGGCCTGGGCTGATGCAGTTGAGGAAGACTCCGATGACGCCACGCGACCTCGTGGGGGATGCCGTGCCGACCCAGGGTGCTCCGGGGGACGCGTCGGCGGCTTGGATGAACTTGCTGTTGTTCGCATCGACCTGTTGCGCCTTGAGGACGATGGCCTCCTGCTCGGTGGAAAGGACGACGGGGGCCGACGCTAGGCTGGCCTTCTGTCCGAGCGTGTTCAGTCGGGCCTCCAGGCTCACGTTGAGGGCTGCCAGGGTTGCGTCGGTGGCCTTGCCGGCGGCGGCGGCAGCGGCTTCCCCTGCCTGCGCCGGCGAGCCGAGGGCCGTGATGATGGCAGCCTGCCCGCCCGTCGTGGCAGGGCTGGCCGGGATGTTGTCGGTGCCGGACCTGACGGCCTGGAGAGTGGCTTCCGTGGCCAAATCGGTCGTGGCAGATGCGGCTTCCCCTGCCTGCGCCGGCGAGCCTAGCGTGGACGCGACCGCATCCACGGCGCCCTTGACGACTTCGTCAACGACGGGCCAGGCTTCCGCTCCGCCAGCGTTCGGAGCACCTTGGTCTACGACACCGATGGTCGGCGCAGGACCAGGCGCATCGACGCTCGTGACGTAGAGCGGTTTGTCTGGGCTGCGTCCCTCGTTAGCCATAGAGTTCGTGTCCCTCCGCGCGCACCGTCACGATGGCCAGGTGCTTGATGGTGCCCGTCTGGCCGCCCATCAGTTCGTCGCCGTCTCGGACGTCGATGACGGTGACGAACGTGGCCGGCGACGTGGTGCGCTTGTTGGCGCGCACGATGGCCTTGACCGCGTTGACGACGGCCGCCCGGAAGGCGTCCGGGCCAGTGATGTCGGCGCCGTCTTGCCACCAGAGCATGATGTCGAGGACCTGGCGGTTCTTGGCTGCGTCACCGCCGACGTTCGCCTCCTCCGTCGGGTTGGCGATGGCACGGATGGAGATGACGCTGTCGGGCGCCGTGCCGGCGGAGACGCGCGCGGAATCGTTCTGGATGGCGGCCCAGCGGCGGTCGTCCCAATGCCTGCCCCATGGGATGTACTGGAAGCGCTGTTTGCGGCCTCCAGCGTTCGTGGTCACCCCGTCGATGAGGGCACCGAGGGATGGGCGCACGTCGAGCGTCATGCCTCACCACGCGTAGTCGCTGCCGTAGTCTGGCATGCCCGTCCTGACGCTGGCGGCCTTGCTGCCTGAGCGACGCAAGTGCCGGACCTCTCGTTGATACATGCTCCACCACCTCGTTCGTTCTAGGGCTTCCTGGGGCACGTCAGCGCGGGAATTTTGGGGATTTGAGAGGACAACCTTGCCCGGCCCACGGACGCGGGAGTCCAGCAGGGCGGCGGCGTAGAGTTCCACGCAGGCCTTGAAGCGGTCCTTCGTGACGGCTGCCAGGACCAGCCACCCGCTGAACAGGACCCTGTCAACGCTGGTAGTGGTGGGGGCCGCTGAGAGGACGACTTGGCCATGCAGAGGGTCCGTGGAGGCAACCGTGGCGGGCGTGTAGACGGCTGGCGCGCCCGTAGATGGGGCACGGAGGTGGATGCGCACATCATCCTTCTCGTTGCCCGAGTTGCTGGCGTTCAAAAGGACGCGGCCGTGCATCCTGGGCGGCAACTCGAAGCGCGTGTTCGTGCCGTCGATGGGGCCCCAGAGGGCGACGTCCTTGATGCGCTCGCTCAGTTCGTGGGTCACGAACGTCTGCGCGCGCGCGATGATGGCCATGACGTCGGCGTCGCTGGCGTCGCGGGTCTGGTCGTAGCCCGTGAGCGCCCGCACCTCGGCGGGCGTCGTGGCTGGCGTGAGCGTCCACGTGACGAAGGACTCACCTGCCATCTAGTGCGGACAGGTATACTCGCGGCAAAAACCTTGGCTGTTTGTTCAGCGAGTTATTATGGACCGATGGCCTGCCTAGTTGGTGGATGCCAAGACGCTAGCCCGATTCGAGGAAAAGGTCAAGCGACAACCCAATGGATGTTGGCTTTGGACTGGCGCCAAGAGCGGAGGGTACGGGGCTCTCAAAACGGGCAGCAGAGTGGATAAAACCGCGAAACCAAGCAAGGCTCATAGCCTTTCGTTCGAGCATTTCATTGGAGGGATTCCAGACGGCCTCGAACTCGACCATCTATGTCGGAATCGAGCCTGCGTCAATCCCTACCATCTTGAAGCGGTGACCCACGCTGAGAACATCCGGCGCGGTGATTGGGCCAAACGGTCAGGCATCGCAGAAGAGAACGCCAAGAAAAACGCCTGCCCAAAGGGCCATGAATACGACTATTTCTGGAACAGAGAAAGAGGATGTCGCACTTGTCGCAGGATGTTCAGTCGTGAAGCAAAGAGGAGAAAGAGGGAAAAGGGACGGAGAAGTGCCGCCTAACTAAGGTGCATTCCGAACATGCCCGATGGCTTCGAGGTCCAGGGCGGCCGTGCCGTACCGAATCCAGGTCACCAACTTGACTTGGTCGCTCTCGGCCTTCGAGACGGCATCGATGGTCGTGTCCGGGCGGCGGCCCCAGGCCTCCCCGATGGCGCGGCGGGCGTCGATGACGACGGCCTGCACCATGCCGGCGGTGGCGGCGTTCGCGTTTGCCAGCGGCGTCACGATGACCTCCATGCCGGCGACGGCGAGCACCTGTCCGGCCTGGACGTTGATGCTCTCGAACTTGATGCCCTCGTCCGTGTCCTTCAAGAGTTGGGCTTCCTGGTCGGGGCCCATGATGACGTGGCTGGGCTTGACCTTGGCCTTGCGCATCTCGGCACGGACGTCCACGATTTTGTCGTACAGGTCCGACAAGTTGCCGGCCGCGGCCAGGTTCACCGTGCTGCCCGCCGCCGCGCCAATCAGGGCAGCGTACACGAGTGCGTCGACCTTCTCGGCGAGGCCTTCCGCCATGTTGGCGATGAAGTCCGCCTCCGAGAAGATGGTCTGGTCCTCGAAGACCTCCGTGGGGACGAGGTCGTAGTCGCCGTACTTGGCGAGCGTGATGGGGTACGTCCCAGTGACGTGGTCCGTCGCAGAGAGGGCGACGCCTTCCGCGATGGGGCCCTGCGCCGTGCGGGGCGACATGAACGGCACTTGCACGACGCTGCCGGCCGAGGCCGTGAGGTCCTCGCGGACAGCCGAGATGATGCCGGCCAATTGGCGTGCAGCGTAGAGCGCCTCGATGACTCGGGCGCTGTAGACGTCCTCGGGGATGAGGTCGGTGACATCCGCAGTCTGGGTCAGACCGAGGACTTGGTGGGGGTGAGCCATGGTGTTCTTTTCCTCCTTGAGTGGTTGGTCCGAGAGCAGCCGTGAGGCTTACTCGGCCGCCTCCAGTGGGGCGAGGATGCGGTCGGTGTTGCGCTGCAACGCCGCCGGCACCTTGCTCTTGTCGGGAGCCGCGAGGCCCAGCGACTTGTAGCGTTGGGCGAGGGCGGCCTTGCGGGCCTCCGCGTCCTTGCCGCTCACGGTCGTCGTGCGCTGCCCGGTGGGGCCGCGCGTGACGGCGGCGGTGTGGCGGCCCAGGCCGAGGCCTGGGGTCACGTCAGCGGCGGCGGGGGCCTTGGGGGCCGCCTTGAACGCCTTGAGCGCCACGAGCATCTCCGCCTTGCTCGGCTTCTCACCGAGGAGGGCCTTGACGTCGGTTCCCTTGGGGGCGGCGGCCTCGACGGCCTCCTGGAGGGCTTCCAGGTCCGCCTTCTCGAACTCGGCGACCTGCGCAGTCAAGGCGGTTGCCTTGGCTGCTTCGGCCGCGAGAGCGGTGGCGTGTTCCGTGGTCTGCTTCAGGGCGTTTGCCTCCAGGGCCGTCACTTTGGCCTGGAGCGACGCCACAAGTTCCTTTTGGTCGCACATGGGGGTCATCTCCTTTGCGTCAATGCCCTGGAGGGCAAGGACTTGGAAGCCTGCCGTCAAGGCGGCGAGGCCGATGCCACATCCGGCGCTATCGGAACAGGCGCCGTTGGGCAGGATGGCGCAGCCGGTGAGGACTGCATCCACGACGCGGAAGTCCCAGAGGGCTTTCTCCTCCGGCGTCGCGGCGGGGGCGAGGACGACGGCGTCGAGTTCGACGCTGACGTTGGGGACGAGGCCGGCGGCTTGGCGGGCCTCGATGAATCCGATGGCGTCCGTGTAGCGTGGGCGCTTCTGTTGGAGCACGAGGTTCGCGCGCAGGCGGACGCCCTCGTCGTCCATGCGGAGTTGCGTGAGGATGCCGACCTCATCGAGGACAGTTTTCTTGTGCTCCAAGTTGACGGGCTTGCCCTCGCCGCCGGGCGCCATCCGCACGAGGACTTCGCGGGGGAAGAAGATGCGTTCGCCATCCGGGTTGCCGATGCCAGGCTGGAACACGCCCTCTCGCAGGATGACGGCATCGAATTGGCGGTCGCCACCGATTTCGTCCGGCACGAACGTCAACGCGATGGCGCGGATGGAGAGCCGACGCTGAGTAGTCGCCTCGGCGGCAGGCTGGGCCTGTGCATCCATCCCTAACTGAAGAAAGGTGGTGGTTGCTATTTCACTTCTTCGAGACGACGCGCCGCATGATGTCGGCCGCCTTGCCCGTGACTTCATGGAATGCGGGCCGCAGGAATGGCTGGGCCGGGACACCGCCTGGCTCGGCGCTGTGCCTGTACCACGGCGGCGTCGGGCCGGGGTCTGTGCGTTGGCCTGTCTGCATGGTGCCGAACTCCTGAAAGGCAGCATACTCGACATTGGTCTTGACGAAGGCGCCTTCCCTGTCCTCGCCGGCCTCGATGCTGCCGCGTAACCGGCCCTCATCCACGGGGGCCTTGGGTTTCGCTCGGCGCTCCATCTCGAAGGCGATTTCGAGGGCTCCGGCGCGGACGTTCTTGTCGTTGTAGGGGTTGGCCTTCATGAGGTCCCCGACTTTGCGCGTGATGGTGGCGCCCAGGCGAAGCGCCACGAGTTACTCCAGTTCCATGTGCGGCCGGAACTCGAAGGCGCCATGGATGATGCAGGTGCCAGTATTCGGCTCTGCGCCAGGCACAAGCGTCTTGCCACACACCGGACAGGCCAAGGGTTCCATGCAGCGACATGCTGGTTCATCTGCCTTAACGGTTCGCTTCCCGGACCAAGGCGACGAGTCGGTCTCGGCCCCTATTCCACCCTCCTTCGAGGGCGGAGGCGTGCGCGTCCTCCTCCCCAATGAGGCCGGAGATGGAGTGGATGGGCACGGCCAGGCCGAGGGTTTCAGCGAAGGCGTCGCCCTTCTCAGCATCCTCGGGGACCTCGCCGTCCTTGACTGGCGTGAGGCGCGTGACTGGTGCGATGGCGCAGCGGCAGCCGGGGTCCCACGGTGGCGCCAACTTGCCGGCTGCTGCGCCGCGCGTGAAGGGCGTGTCGAGTAGGGCGACCTCGCCGTGGGCTGCGAGGTGCTCGGGGCGGACGCGGTCGTCCAGCGTGGCGATGGCTTCTCTGCCGCGCACGACTCCGCTCTTGCGCCATCCCTGGTAACGACCCCAAGAGGCGGCACGGTTCGTCTCCGTCCTGGCGATGGTGTGGACGGTGGCGACGCGGCCTTCCAGCACGGCGTCGAGGCGCTTGGTGATGTCAGCCACGCCTTCACCGGAGCGGACGCCGTCGAGGAGTTCCTGCTGGACGAGGATGCTGGTCTTGGCCGTCAATGACCGAATGCTCCTGAACTCGAACTCCCGGATGAACGCCTGCGCACGCGGGTCGTAGAGGTCGTTGATGCGCAACTCGGCCTCCGCCTTCCCGGCCCCCAAGCGGAAGCCGCGCGCGCTGAAGCGTCGCGCGATGGCGATGAGGTCCGCTTGGATGACTGCCCAGGCCTCCAATTGGAAGCGGTCTGGCGGGGGCACGATGCGCGCCACGCTTCACGCACGGCGGCGAAGGGTTTGAAGGCGCCGGAGCAGCCACGGCTCCAAGTCCCAATGCGTCCACTCCTCGTAGGCGATGCGGCCCTTGCGCGCGGGGCCACCGACGATGCTGCCCGGTGGCCACTCGACGTCGACGTCAACTGGCAGGTGGCGCACCTTGCTGGCCTTGGCCTGGTGTGCCTTGTCCAGGCGCTGGGCGCGCGACGGCGCCGGGGACTCGGCCGTCGGGGCCTTCCTGGACGGGCGGCATGAGCATCTCCGGTTCCTCCTCGAAGTCGTCCTCTCCAACCTCCAAGCCGGCCAGGCGGGCGGCGGCCTCCCGCGTGAAGCCGCCGTTCCGGAACAACGTGAACGCCGTGCCAGCATCGCGTGCGGCGAGGGCCATGGAGGTCTTGCTCATGGGTTGCTCTGCCCACTTGATGTCGAACTCCTCCTCTGATTGCAGGATGAGGGCCGAGACGATGCGCGTGAAGAAGGGCTCCAGGATGATGATGCGGGCCTGGTGTTGGTCTGAGCGGTAGTCCTCCAGGTTCGTCTCGCTGCCCGTGACGGCGCCGGCTTGGGCGCCTTCCAGCATCATGACGGGGATGCCGATGCCCGCCGCTTCCGACGACTTCCAGCCATCGTAGTAGTGCGACGGGTCGAGCGTGACGGGGTTGAGTTGCTGGAAGGTTGTGCGCTCGTCCGTGACGTAGCCCCTGACGAAGTCGGGGTCGTTGACCATCTCGGTCGTCTCCTCGATTTCTCCGGCGTGTGCGTCCTTGACGGTGGCGTGGACCTTCGGCTGGCCCGCATTGTAGACGACCTCCCCTGAGCCTTGGTCGCCCTTCACCTTCGCCATCGCGGCGTGGTAGACGACCTCGACGGTGCTCTTGGCGTGGCGGTAGCCGGGGAACCGGAAGAAGAAGAAGTGGTGGTAGCGGTCTGGGTGCAGCACAACGCTGCCTGTGCCGAGGTTCTCCTGGACGAGGTAGGGCACCACGCCCGACTCCTCCACGACCTCCTGGAAGGAGATGGTGACGGGGTCGATGACGTGGACGGCGACGGGCATGCTGCCGGGCTTGACGGGTTGGTCACTTGGCTGGTTGTCGTCCCACTCGATTTCCACGAGGCCGTCCCCGTGCAGGTGCGCCGCCATGAGGGCGTCCCGCACGAGCGACATGGTGCGCGTCTTGCGCAGCCACGCCTGCACGAGGTCGTCGTTGTCGTGCTTGTCCTTCGAGCCGGGCTTGACGACGGTGAAGCCGTGCTTGACGAGGTCGCCGGTCTGCTTCAATGTGCCGCGCCATAGCCAGGGCTCTTGGCCGAAGAGGCCTTCGCGGATGGCGTAGGAGAGGCGATTGGTGCGGGCTGCGCGTAGGCCGGGGCGGCGTGCGGCTTCGGTGAGGCGCTTGAGGCTGACGCTCCTGGTGTCCTTGCCGGCGAACTCGGTGCCGCGCTGGACGTCCGACGGCTGGGCCTCCTGCATGTGGAGAGCAAGTCCGGCGGCCCTGAAAAGGCGCTCGGGTTGAAGCCGGGTCGCCCCCAAGGGGGTGAACGATGGGGATGCGTGCGCTGCCCGGCCAGCGGGAGCCACCCGCTACGAATCACACACCGGCGGCGACGCGGGGGGCTCCGGCCCGTCGCCGAGTATCGGATTCTGGCGGGGCACTTGAGAGCGTCGGTTCAAGTCAATTTGTTTGTGGCGTGGCGGCTGGGTTGCTGCCGTGACGGGGATGCGGCCGAGCATGTCACTCGGCCTCGCAGTCGGGGGCGTGGTTGCTCCAGGTCTGGAGGCCATCGACGGGGTGATGGCGGGAGCCGGATGAGCAGGTCGCGGTGCTGGCCATGTCAGGCCCCCACGCGCACGGCCTTCCAGCCGACGAGGGCCTTGGCCCTGGCGGCCGCGCCGGCCTTGGTGTAGCGGGTCGCGCGGGCGATGTCCTGGCAGAACTTGGGGGCGTCGTATGAACGGCCGACCGGGCCATCGGTTGCGACGACGTAGTCCTTGGCGACGATGACCTCGATGGCGTGCTCGTCGTGGGGCGAGAGGCGGACGGCCTTGGCGTTGCGGTCGTGGCGGTCGGCGACGACCTGGATGCCGAAGGACACCTTGCCGTAGTGGCGCCCGCCGCTCATGCGGTAGGTGTCGCGCATGGCGTTCTGGTGGACGCCACAGATGGGGTAGGCGACGCCTGCGTTGTAGATGAGGACCTTGGCCGTGAAGCGGCAGACGTGGAGGTTGTGCATCCCTGGGATGCGGCCGTTAGGGCTGCTGGCGATGGCGTGGCACTTGGAGGGGGTAGCGGTCATGTGTGTGTCCTCAACCCCCCTATTGGCGTGGCAAGTATATTAACTTACCCCGGCCAGGGTTGGCCCACCTACGGCCCAGGAGGCGTCGGCGTCAAGTCATGCTCGACCTCAACCGTCTGCCCCGTGCTGCTGGCAAACACCAACCGCGCCTGGACGTCATAGCCCAAGTCCGAGATGGCCTGGAGAAGCGTGATGAGGTCCGAGTCCTGACCATCCAGGTCCTCCTCCACCGGGTTCGTGGGCGGGATGTCCGCGCTGGGCTGGGCCTTGACGGTGAGTTGCCAGTTGGGCATGACTGGAGCCATGAACTGCACGCGCTTAGGCGTTCCGATTCAGCCGAGCCGGAGCGGGTCACGGCGGGGGATGCTCTTGCTCCTCTGGCTCGGGTCAGCCTCCCCATACGCCAGGAGCGCCGTGGCGTCGCCATGGTCGGGCGACTGGCCCTGCTGCTTGCCGCCCCTGACCTCGCAGGCGGTCTTGTCGCCGCGCAGGAACCAGCGCCACTTAGGCAAGTCCGACAGGAGCGCCTGGGGCGCATCGTAGAGTTCGATGCGCTCCTCCTCGAACGCCAAGCGCAGGTTCCAGAGCATCTCGCTCGCAGCGTTGGCGAACCGCGCCGACCTTGGGGACCTGCCGCCCTTGAAGCCAAGGACCGGGTGGCCCTTCTCCCGCAAGCGGTCCACGACGCCCTTGCCGACCCCGTTCTCGTCCACGCTGACAGGCACGTTGCCGTCGCGCAGTTCCTCGTGGATGAGGTTGGCCGTGGCCATCGTGTCGGCGAACTTCCAAGCCTGCCAGCGCGTCACCTTGAGGCGTCGGCCCGGCCCCTTCCAGCCGTGCGCCAAGACGGTCTTGTCCATGCCGCCCTCCGCGATGTCGGCGCCGGCCTCCTTCCGCCACGCCTCCTCCTCGCCGGCGGGGGGGCGCCAGCCGCCCTTGCGCATCGAGCGCACCACCCACGACCACGGGATGAGTTGGTCCTCCGCCTGGTCGGGGAACACCGAGTCGTAAAGGACCTGAAACATGGTGGGCGCGAGTTCGCGCCGCTGCGTTTCCACCCACGCCACCGTGAGCCGGCCCTCCTTGATGGCTTGGTCGAGCGAGATGTCGATGCCGCGCCACGACGGGTCCGAGGAGTGGTCGGCCGCCGTGTTGTCGCGGTGCCACGGGTTGAACAGTTCGTAGACCTCCGAGTCGGGCGCGTCGCCGGCCATGCGCGAAATCTTGGCGTCAGCCTCGCGCGTGATGAGGCACGCCTCGTCCTTGACCGTGATGAAGGCGCCTTGGCCCATGGCGCGGTCGCTGTCGCCATGCGCGGAAATGACGGCGAGTTCCTTGCCGTCCGTGAACGTGAACTTGCGCTTGCTCCGCTCCTTCTTGATGGCCTCGATGTCCCTGCCGCCGGGGACATCCAATTTGTCGGCGAGGAGGGGCTGGCGGACGATGTTGCGGGCGACGCGGTCGCGGAAGATGCTGGCCTGCGTCTCCCGTGGCCCAATAACCTTGCACGTCAAGGGTCGCGGGTCGATGAGGAACCGCACGCAGAGGCCATTAGCGAACGCCTCCGTCTTGCCGTAGCGCGTCGGGGCCTTGCACCAGGCGCGGGGGCCGATGCCGGTGATGGGCATGGTGTCCATGGGGAACGCGATGGCCTTGGCGATTTCCTCTTGGCCGGGCGTGAGGTCTTGGCCGAATAGGCCGTGGACGAGGGCGCCGACGTCCTCGTCCTCGATGAGGCGGTGCGTCCAGTCGTGGTCGAGGACCTCTGGCTTGGCGAGCAAGGGATTCACCGCATGGCCGCACGAGCAACGAGGACCTTGCTCCGCACGGCGTCGATGATGAAGTCGTCGGGGTCGAGCCAAGGCATTGCCTGGCAGATTCTCTCGACTTCGACGCGCAGCGCCACAGGCAGCATGGTCATGCTTTACATCTCCTGGATGACCTGGGCCGCCGGCTCCTCGCCCGCAGGCGTGGCTTTGGGTGGGTCGCAGTTGGCGAGGCCCATGTCGCTCCCCACTCCATTCGGGTCGCCGATGTAGGCGTTGACCCAATTGATGCCCGAGCCGCCAGCGACGAGGGCCGCATGGAACGCGCGGATGGCGTCCAGGACGGCCTGGTCGGCCACGAGGTCGCCGTCGTTCGTGCGTCCCGAGATGTTCAGCGCCCACCGCATAGCCGAGGCACCGCGTCGGGCGTCTTGGAGTTACTGCTCTACGACGGCTGACCCGTCGACAAGCCGGCCGGGTGATGAACGCCCAACCAGGCCAAGTTGGCCGACACCAGGGACTGGCCAGGGTTCGCCCCGACATCCTCGGCGACCGGGACGTAGCCGCCCATGACGCGGCCGTTGTTGTTGGCATGGCCGTTGAGCAGGACGTAGTTGACCGGGTGGTCGCTGTCCTCGTTCGGGCCGAACATGTGGCCCAACAGGCGCAGGTCGCGGAACGTGAGGTCAGCGCCGCCGCCAGAGCCGACGGCCTCGGCGAAGTGGGCCGTCTTGATGTTGTGGCTCTCGCAGCGGAGGAAGCGGTGCTGGCCGCTGGCTCCCCGGTCGGTGCCCTGGAGCACGACGGCCTTGTCCGCGTAGGCCAGTTCGCAGTCCTCGAAGCGGGCGAAGTCGCCCTTGCCCTTGGAGTCGGCGTCAATCTCGGCGACGGTGCCGGGGCCGATGAGGAGCGCGGTGCCCGTCTCCATGCCGACGGTGTCCTGGGCGGCTTCCAACTTGGCGCGGGCGGCGGTGAAGCGGCGGCCGGTCACGGTGAGGGCCGTGCCGGTGCCGGTGGCTGCGACGCCGATGGCGTCCAGGCTGACGTCGTCGGCGTGGACGATGAGGCCGTCCGAGTCCTCGTCTTGGGGGGCGATGCTGACGCTGCCCATGGGGCCGGCGGCGTGCATCTCCAGTCCGCGCAGGTTGCGCGTGATGGTGAGGACCTCGTCGTAGTCGCCTGGCGCGATGTGGATGGCGTCGGCGCCCATGGCGTCGTCGGCGCTGATGGCCAGGTCGAGGGCGTCCTCGATGGTCTTGCCTGCGTTCTCCCAGGACAAGCCGTTCGCGGGCAGCGCCGTGGAGCCGGTCTTGACGAGGAGGTTGCGGCCCGGTCGGAGTGGTTGGAGGTTGCGGCTGCGCTGCTCGGGGGTGGCCATGGTGACGCCTCGATGTGACGAGCCGGCGGGTCGGCTTAAGCGCGTCGTATTGCTTAGGACCCGGACCTGGACCAGGACCCGGACCTGGACCTGGACCAGGACACGGACCCGGACACGGACCTGGACACGGACCTGGACCCGGACCTGGACCAGGACACGGACCCGGACACGGACCTGGACACGGACCTGGACACGGACCTGGACACGGACCTGGACACGGACCTGGACCCGGACCTGGACACGGACCTGGACCAGGACACGGACCCGGACACGGACCCGTAGATTCCCCACACCGCGCGTTCATTGGCAGCGGCGAGCAAGGTGGCGTTCGCCATGCTACACCTTGCACTCGCAGCAGTCCACGATGGCGCCGCGCGCCACGATGACGCGGCCCATCGGCTCGATGACGGTGGCCTTGCCGGACTTGAGGAAGGCGGCGAGGTCGCCCGTGTCGAACACGGTGCTCGCGCCTTCGAGGACGAGTTCCTGGGTGCCGACGAGGGCCAACTTGCCGACGAGGTGATAGGTGGCTTGGCGGATGTAGACGCCCTTGCCGATGAGGGCGACGTAGGGGTCGGCTCCGTAGAGGGCCTCTGACGGCGTCGCAGCGGACGGGGTGCCGCCGATGCCTGAGATGAGGGCATTGAGTTCGTTCTTCTGCTTGATGATGGCCTGGATGGCGGCCTGGGCGTCTTTCAGTTCCATGGTGTGTCTCTTGCCCGTTGCTGGGCAAGACCGTGTTAGGCGTGGCATATATTTAGAGTTAAGCCGAGGATGGCACCGGCTCGACCACTGGAGGAGTGGCGTCATGGCTCGGTGCATCCGTCCCCTCCGGTGAGGCCTGTGAGCGTCGGCGCAGCCGCTCGGCGTAAGCGGAGCGCAGGTCGTCCACGATGACGCCATGGCTGACGTGGACGTGGTCCGTCTCGACGCCACGCGCCAGGCGTTCCAGTTCGGCGGCCGACTTGAAGGCGGGCATGACCTCCTTGATGAGGACGGCCCACGCCATCGGCGAGAGGTCCTGGAGTTCATCCAGGCTCCGGCCGCTCTGCTTCTCCAATGCCTCGAAGATAGGGCGCAGCCCCGCTTGAACCGTCATGGCGTCGCGGGCCTGGCGCTCGGCCATCTTGACCACTTCGGCCTCCTGCGCGGCTCGGCGCTTGTTGTCGAGGTGGCGGTCCCACTCGACGGTGCGGCGAACCCACGACCAGGTGCTCGACCATTCCTCCAGCACGCGGTCATAGCCCGCGACTTTGCCGAGCGCCTCCCGCGTCGCCTCCAGGGTGCGGGCGGTGCCGGCGTCCCGGTAGGTCTTAAAGGCTTCCCAGGCGACGTCGCTTTCGCCGTCTTGACGGTAGAAGATTGGACTGATGAGGGGTTTGCGGTCCACTGGAAGTCCATGGGTGTATAGGTGGTTTGGGCTTATGTAGTTGCCACGAGCGGCGTTTTGCTCCATGGGAGTTGGTCGACGTTGGCGCCCGAAGCGTTCCGGTGGCCACCCCCGCCGAAGGTCTTGGCGATGCTTGAGCAGTCCAGGTCGCCGACGGTGCGGAACGACAACGCCCACTTGCCCGTCGCAGACATGTAGTAGGTGATGCCCAAGGCAGGGCGCCCCTGGTCGGCGTTCTTCTTCGCCAACACGTTCGCCACGTCGGAGCACAGGAAGAAGGGCACGTTGCTCGCCCAACAGACCGTCCCATCGGGCAGGGTGACCTCATGTGCGAACTCGACGCTCTGCGCGACTTGGATGGTCTTGAAGCGCGAGATGGCCACGCCCTCCGCGAGCAAGGAGCCGGGGTCAGCCAGGGCGAGAAGGCCCGTGACCTCGACGGTCGAAGGGAACGACCGGACGGCCTCCATGAGGTGCTTGGTGTCGCGCAGGGCGAACCGCCAGAGGTCGTTGTCCTCGACCGTGTTGACGAGCCACGGACGGGCCTGGCCGACGTGGAAGTGGTCCCACGCGATGCCGGCGCCAGAGCGGTTCATGTCGAACACGACCATCAGGTTCGGAGCCTCCAAGCCCGCGAGGTCGGCTTGCGCGGTCTTGTGGTGGTCGAGGACCGTGACCGTGCGCGCCTCGGCAAGCATCTTGTCGAGGTCGGCGCGGACAGGGCAGATGTCCACGAACACGACGTCGCGGCCTTGGAGGTCGGCGAGAGGGAATGGCTTGCCGTGCATGGCGGGCCGCAGTTCGGCGTCGGGGTGGGCCTGGACGACGGCCCAGGCGGCAGTCATTCCGTCGTTGCATGGCGTGTGGTGGATGACCACGAGGGGGGTGTCTGGCATGGTGTGACCTTCCCCTTGCGGGGAGTGCCAGGCCGAGAGTCGAACTCGGACCATCCCCTCATGGCGGAGGACGAACCAGCCGTGGTCCTGGCGTTTGGCCGCGCGGCGGCGCGGAGCCGACGGGCGGGGGAAGGAGGGGAGGAAGGGGGTGCAGGGGGAAACCTGGGAACCAGGGGGTCAACCGGCGAGAGCCTTCTCGTTGCGCTTCTCCGCGTCCGCCTCACAGACGTCGCCCTCGGGGCCGCTGAACGCGCAAGCGCCACAGACCGGCTTCTTGCAGTCCAGGCACGGCGTCGTCGGCAGGTCGGACTCGCCGCAGGTCACGCACTTCTCCGGCATCGTCACACCTCGCAGGTCGTCTCGCCGTCCTCTGGGTCGGCATCATAGTCCGGGTCGTTGTGCTCATCGAACCAGTCCACGAACCGCTTGTAGAGGTCGGGGTTCTTCTCGGCGATGGCCTTGAGGTGCGGGCTACCGTCGGGGAGGACTTCGAGGTCGTCGTCCTCGCCTTCGGCGACGCGGATGCCGCTGGCCTCGCAGAGTTCCCGCAGGAGGTCTTGCCCGACTTTCTCGCCCTCCTTGCCCTCGCCGACGCCGGAGTGCATGTCGTTCCAGATGTCCGGCCACCAGTCGTCGGGGCCGATGCCGTCAGCCTGGAAGCCGCAGGTCGTGGAGCAAACCAGTTGGCTCCGGCGCTCGTTCGCCTGCTTGATGGCGTCCTCGACCTGATGGTGCGCGAAGCACTTGTCGATGACCTTGTCGCAGCCATCGCGCCGGCAGCGGAGTTTGAAGCCCCAGAGGCCGTCGTCGCGGATGGCGACGCCTGCCGTGACCATCCGGGCGTGGACGTCAGTGGAGACGCTCGGGACGGCGAGGCGGCCTTCCCGCCATGCCTGGAGGGTGGCGCGGATGTGGTCCTCTGCGCCGGTCGGCTCGTCCACGACGGACGGTTTCTCGGCGTCGTCGCGCAGGACGCGGCGCTGGCGGCGGTTGTAGTGGACCTCGATGCGCGCCGGCTCCCACTCGTTGTTCGGCTGGCACACGATGGCATCGTAGACGCCCTTGCCATCCTTTAGGAAGGCCGCGAGGCGGGCGATGGGGCGCCGGTCCCTTGCGTCCGTCTGGCCCGGCGCGGCCTTCATGCGCCAGGCTTCCCAGCGTTCGAGGCGGACGTCGGCTTCCTCGCTGACGTGGCCGCCGTCGACGGCGTCGTGCTCGTTGCGGGTGCGTGTCTCTTTGAACGAGAGCGATGCCGCCCAGGTTCGGTCGTCGGGTTGCATGTTCACGCGCTCCGGTCAGTTCTGGATGCTGATGCCGTCGCCGTGCTGGACGTTGTCGGCCTTACCGCGATGCCAGCAGCGACCGGCGGGGTGTGGAGCAGGCTGACCGGGTAGGACTTGACGGTGCCCTTGCCGACTTGGACGTGGAGGGCAAGGTCAAAGCCGACGCGGATGGGCACGCGCTCCTCATGGTCGAGCACCTTGGCGACGACGACGTCGCCGCCGTGGTTGTTGAGGGCCTCCTGGGCGTCGATGATGAGGCGCTCGTAGGCCCGCGCGAGGGCGCCCAGGCGTGAGCCGGGGACGCGGAGTTCAGCACGGACCTTCTCGGTGAAGGCGCGGTCCTTCGCGGCGAGGACCTTGATGCGAGGTTCGGGCTTGGCCTTCTCGGCGGCCGGGGCTGGCGTGGCTGGTTCTGGGTCGGGCGTCATGGTGTGTTCACCGTTGGGGTCTGGCCTTTCGGCTGGACGGGGATGCCGTTGCGGCGGCGGACAGCCTGGATGATGGCGTCGCCGGGGTTCTGGCGGAGGAGACACTCGAAGGTGTCGGCGCGGTAGTGGCTGGGGCTGAACTCATGGATGCTCTCGGAGCCGCAGGATGCGCATGGGTGGCCGGCGTGGCCGCTTAGGAGTCGTGGCGGTGGGCCGCCGCGCATGGCCATGCCCGGCATGTCGCGCGCCCAGAGGTGCTCGTCGCTCACGTTGCACCTCGTTCAATCGCAGCCGGTTCTGATTGAACGTCGTTCATGCTCGGGAAGGCGAGATAGAAGGCGACCGACTCGGCCTCGACCTCGCGGACCAGGCGGCGAGCGGCGACATCCTCACGGTGCGCTCGACGGATGGCTTCCCATTCCGCCATGCGGCGCGTCTCGGCGCCCTTCTCCGGCTTGGGGCCATGAACGATGCAGCGGTCGCCGGCCTTGACCGGACGCCAGCAGCCGCGCTCTGAGCACGCCTGGATGCCTTGCCGCGTCATGGCAGCACCCGTTGGAACTTTATGGCCCAGACCTCGGGGTCGTTGTCCCAAGCGTAGAGTGTGCCACCGTGGATGCTGTCCCAGAGCGAAGCGAACGCCTCGACTGCCGTGAAGTGACAGGTCGCATGATATCCACCTTGGCGGGGCGGAGCACCGATGAAGTAGCCCTTCGCCTCTAGCGGCGCTCCGGCTGGCCGTCTGCCTGGGTCCAGAATGACGTCCTCGCCGAAGGGGTAGAACTCAACTCCTTCAGCCATGGCCTCCTCCTCAGTGATGGACTGGAGGGGCTCGACGTTGACGTTCGTGACCTCAAGGGTGATGCGGGCGTCGACGCGGCGGAGGTGGATGCCGGGCTTCCACTTGTCAGCCGCAGGGTTGGAGGCGTCGGCGCGGAACAGGACGCCGTCCTCCGGGCGTATAGGGGCAGGGCGCCAGGCTTCGCGGACCCAGAGACGGTCGCCGACGACGCCGTAAGGGCACGGCTTCCCGCCGACGGTCGGACCCGTCGCTTCGAGGCGGATGGCGCTCTTGCCGTCGTCTGCCTTGACCGGCCGGCGGGTCTGGCTTTTCCTGTCGTCAAGAATCGCCCGGACCAACCTGTCTTTGAAGAGAATGCCCCGCTCCCTCATGTGTGGCCTTCCTGGAAGGGTTCGAGCGGCGGCGGGAGCACCTCATAGGTGGCATCGAAGATTTCGGATTTGCATGGGTAGAACTCGCCTTTCACGCCACGTAGGATGTAGTCGCCGGCGTTGCCGACCATCTCGCCTTCGAGGGTGGCGATGACGATGAACCACTCGTGGTTCGTGGCGCGGCCTTGGGCTTTGCCGTCGCTCCAGTCGTGGATGTCGCGGGCGCTGTCCTTGGTGCCGTCGAAGCGCATGGCCTCGATGACGACGGGTTTCTTGCGTGCGCGCAGGACGGTCATGCTGGCGTGGCCTCCGGGTGGCAGGGTAGAGCGTGCCCGCAGTTCGAGCAGTTGCCACCCGTCTCCATGAAGGAGACGAACTCCCTGGAGCCGCATGGCGGGGCGACGTTCGGCTGGCGGCAGGTCGGGCATGGCGTCTCTGGCGCAGGAGGCACGAAGGAGCAACCTGGGCACGGCCTCCAAGGGTCGCCGCAGAGGCACTCGCAGAAGTCGATTTCCTTCTCGCCGTTGCAATGCTGGCCGAGCACGCAGGGGGCGCAGCACTTGGTCGGCGGCTCGGGGGCTGTCGTGAAGCCGATGCCGTTGGCCTCATCGAACGTCCGGCCGTCGCACTTGGCCGTCGTCCACCCGCAACACGGGCAGACCGGGCCGGAGAAGGTCGTCTCCTCCGCGCAGGTGTGCTCGGCGTGCTTCTGGCACGGCAGCGTCCCAGCCTCGGTCTGCTTGGCCTGGGTGGCGAGCGCGGCGCGGTGGCGCGAGAGCAACTTGCCGAGGACGTCGCGCTGATTGTCGCGCAGACAATCGACGCACACGACGCCGAGGACGACGTCGCCCGTCGCGTCATGCTTGAGCGGGATGACGAGAGGCTTGTCCTGGTCGCAGCCGTCGCACTTGCCGGCCTCGACGCGGCGGACGTTCGGCTGGAGGCCTCCTGGATGACACCGTTTCTGTTTGGCCATGGAACCACATTCACACGGTTCGTTCCTGCCGGGTTTTTTTAGGACGCGATACTGACCGCGTTCATTCGTCGGATGGAGAAGGCTTGGGCGGCGCATCAAGCCACGCCCCGCAAGGCATTCCATTTCGCATTGTTCGCGTCGCGGCAGGCCCGGCATCGCCGGTGTCCGTGCGCGTTGGTGATGATGTTTCCCGGAGCGAATGGATGGCCGTTGATGCAACTGGTCTTGGAGCGGTGCTTGAATACCACAGTAGTCTCTCCGCGAAATGTATTCGTGAATGGCGTGACCACTTCTAAGTGGTCGGGATTCACGCACCGGCGCACGCGACAGAGATGGTCGATGACCATCCCCGGCGGTATGGCGCCTTTGGCGATGGAATAGGCGTAGCGGTGGGCCTTCTGTGCTGGGCGGCCGTCGGGCATGAGACGGTTGATATTGCCGTAGCCTTCCGGCGAAGTTGCGCCGGTCCAGAGCCAGCAGGTCTTGGTTTTCTCGGCCAAAGCCCAGAACCGAGCGGCAAAGCGCCGTTCTTTTTCTTCTTGTTGCAGGGGCTTGGTCATTGCTGGACCTTCTTCTGTTGCTCTTCCTGTGCTATCTTGAGGCCGACGAGCATCCTGTTTACCTTCTTGCATCCGGGACATCGAATGGTGATGCTGGTTTTGTTCCATGTCTCGGCGGTTGGCTTGTGGTGCCCCATCAGAAACGGGGAGCGTTCCAGACCTTAAGGCGCTTTCGGGGGAGCAGAGCGGCGGGGTGAGACACACTCTCTGTTTGCAGTCGTCCGCCATGGCCGGCGGGTGCCGCTCTGCTCCTTGCCCGGCGCCTGCCGGGCCTATGCGTCGAGGACCTGCTGCGCCGGCTGATGGACGACCGTGCCGACGGCTTTGCGCGCGCACGTCTTTGCCATCCCGGCCTGGATGCTGGCCGGGTTGCGAAGGATGCGGCGACAGCGTCGGCAGATGCGCGACGGCTCGCTCATGTCGAGCCTACTCCTCGCTGCCGTCGTCGTCCTCGTCGGTGTCGTCGCCGGCGATGTCGTCCGCATCCTCGCCCGTCAACTCCGCGACGGCACGACGGAGCGCCTGCTTGTCCTTCTTCTCCTGCGCCTTGACGACCTCCATGGCGTCGAGGTCCACGACGGCCTTGATGGCGACGCGGATGAGGCGCTGGAGTTCCTCGGGGGGGATGGCGTCCACCTCCCACGAGTGCGGGCCGTGCTTCTCGATGTAGGCCGCCGCGCGCGAGTCCGTCAACTTCGCCGGGTTGGGCGGCGGGTCGTATTCCTGGACCTGGGGCGTGGTGAGGGCGACCTTGCGGACGTCCACCTCGACGCCGAACGTGGAGAGGCGGTCGCGGATGTCACGCACCATGTCCTCCCCGCTGGGGTCGTGGTCGCCCAGGTAGAGCAAGACGGGGGACTGGCCGTTCTCCTCGCCTTCGAGGAACCGCTTGCTCGCCTCATACATCGCCGACTGCGACGAGTAGCCCTTGTTGACCATGATGGTGACGTGGAACTCGCGGCCGAGCGGGGCGAGCACGCCGGCCAGGGCGTCCTTCTCGACCCAGAGTTCGACGTAGTTGTCCTGGCCTTCCCAGCGGGGGAGGCGGTAGGAGGAGATGGCGGTCTCGGCGAGTTCCTTGAGGCCGGTGAACTCGCTCTGGCGTTTGGGGACGCGGACGCGGTCCTCGATGGCCGACCAGTCTAGGAGGCCTGCGAGGCGTGCGTCGCTGACGAGCGAGCCGAGGTTCTTGTAGGACTTCTCGGAGTTGACGATGGTGTTGGTCGTGACCAACTGGTAGTAGAGTTGGCGCAGCGTCAGGCGGAGGCCATTGGCCTGGTAGCGCGTGATGATGGCCGCGCACTTCTTCACGAGCACGAGGCTCGACCCCCGGAAGTTCTTGTGGACGAAGGCTTCGCGCATCTAGGCAACCACCGGGGGGGGGGGCGGCCTTGGTCTTGCGGAGGTCCTCGATGGCGCGCTGCTCATCGGCGGTGAGCCAGGCGACGCGAGTGTGCGTGGCTTGCTCCTTGGCGGCGATGCGGCGGCGGCCCTCGTCGTGGTTGAGGAACAGGTTGACTTCGCCGACGTTGGGGACGGCGACGGTCTTAGGAAGTCGGGGTATTCGGTGACCTTGCCGTCGCTGGCGTCCCACTCGGCGGGGGCGACTTGGTGGACGTTCGTGGTGATGTTGGTGCCGAGGCGCAGGAGCGCCAGGTAGGCCAGTTCGTCGGGGTTCGCGTTCATGGTGTGTGTCTCTTGCCCGTTGCTGGGCAAGACCGTGTTAGGTGTGGCTTATAGATATACTGTGGCCGGGGAGGGCGGCCTCGTAGATGCCCGCCCCATGCGTGCTCGACTGGACCCGACGGACCAGGCCACGCTTCTCCAACCGACGCAGGGCAGCGGCCGTGAACAGGTCGTAGAGCGGCCGGCGACCGAACGCGATGAGCATGGCCGGCGTGGGGTGACGCGCGCCGTCTACGCTCGAGAACACCCAGACACCGTCCCGGTAGTCCGCACGGACGCGGCGCTGGGGCATGGCGAGAAGGGCGCGGTGGGCGCGCTGCTCGGCGAGCGTCATGCCGGACATGCCAGGATGACCTCCTTGATGGCCGCGTCGCCCAGCAGGCAGCAGACGTGGCGGCGAAGGGTGGCCTTAGCCGCCTCCAGCGTCTCCTCATGCGTGAGGCCAGCCTTGACGTGCCGCTTCAACCAGCCAGCAAGGAGGGCGCTCTGCGCGACGTCGTGGCCTTCCAGCAGGGCGTGATGGATGGGGCACCAGACGGATGACAGGTGGCCGACCATGATGAGGTGGCCGTGGACCTTGACGGGGACGCGGCCAGTCATGTCCTGCCTCCGGGGAACTGGCGGATGAACAGGTCGCGCGGGATGCTCTCCGCGTGCCCACCCTTCCGGTCGCCAGGCGCGGCAGCGATGGCGCCGACCTGCTTGAAGAACACGGCCACATCGTTCTGGAGGCACTCGTCGGCCACGTCGCGCGCCCAGGCGAGGTCCATGGGCCGCGCGCTGCCTCCGCTCTCGCCGCCAATGATGACCCAAGTGATGCGCCCGAGGCCGCCGCAGGCCGCGCAGCCCCCCTTGTCGCCGCACTCCCCGCACTCCCCGAGGACGGCGCCGGCGTCCGTGGCGCTCAACTCGACGGGGCCGAGCAGCGGTTCGCAGGACAAGAACCGGACCTTGGCCGGGATGCTGGCGAGGATGGGGATGCGCAGGTCGGCGGAGCGTTGGCCCTCGACGGACGCGCCGAGCCACACGTTCGGCCAGCCATCGCCCCACTCGGCAGGGAGGCTCTGCTTGATGCGCTCGGGGCGCTTGGTGAGCAGCAGCCAGTCGAGGTTGGGCGTGAGGCGGATGAGCGTCCAGAGGTCCTCCAGGGCGCCAGCCGGGGCCTCGGCATCGAACACGTCGGCCAGGCTGGCGCAGAACACGCGGTCACGTCGGCCGGCGGCCTTGGCCTTGGCGTTCCACTTCAGCGGCTCATTCCAGTTGGAGTCGCTCGTGCGCTTGCGCGGGGCGCCGGGACCCCAGACTTGCAGGCCCATCCGGCCGGTCACAAGCGTCTCGGCGTAGCAGTTCGCGCAGCCTGCGCTGACCTTGGTGCATCCCATCCAGGGATTGAAAGGTGTGGTCGGTCCATTCGATGCCGGTAGTTTCACCCATGGACTTCACCTCCCATCTCAAGGTAGGTGGTCGCTTTGCGGAGCAGGTCGGGATTGTCGAGGAACTGACCGAGGCCAACGTTGCAGCGCGAGCACAGGTAGCCTCGGACCTTGCCGTTCGCGTGGTCGTGGTCGATGTGCATGGCTTGCGTCCGCCCACAGATGGCGCACGGGGCACATCGACTCTCGCGCACGGTGGCTTTCGAGACGCCATAGCGGCTCGCCGTCGAAGCGTGGCTCATGCACTCCTTGCAACGGGACGCACGGCGGTCCCATCGCGTGTTATCGACTGTGAAGACAGCCTCTAGTTTCCACGTTCGGCACTCCCAGCACCAGCGCCGTCCTGCGTCCCGTCGCGCAGCCCAATCCTGGAGCGAAAGCCCGGTCTTCGTGGCGGCGGACTTCAGGGCGCCGAGCCGGCGGCCAGTCCTCGTCTTAATGTGGTGGGTCCATTCTATGCCGGTAGTTTCTCCCATGGTGTCAGTTCTCCTTGTCGTCGATTCTGGTCAAGGCGACGGAGAGGTCCACCATGAGTTCCATGGGGACGACGACGTTGCCGTCGATGGGTTTGCCGGCGGCGTAGACGGCGCGGGCGGCTTTGATGATGCGGGCCTTGCGGTCGCTCCTGCTCGGCGCCATGATGGGCTCCAGGAAGCCCTCCAGCCACGCCTGCGCGTTCTCGGTGGCCTCGTAGGGGTGCGCGTTGCGCCCGGTGATGCCGCAGGCTCGTGTCTTGCCGTAGCGGATGAGTCCTGCGCGGCGGAGGTGGTTCTGGACGCTTGCGATGGCGTGGTAGTCCAGGCACTCGCTGGGCTTCACGTTGAGGGGCAGCCAGGCAGCGAGTTCCCTGCCCGTCGCAGGCTCACTTTGAGCCATGACGGCACGCAAGAGGACCTTGCCCCGGCTCTCCATCTTGCCGCTGGCGACGTCATCATGGTAGGATTCCAGACTCGTCGAGCGAGGACCCCCCCGTACCATTTCCGATGGAACTCGGGACTTGCCCTTTGGGGACTCGTCGCTTTCGCTCCTCGTTTTTACCATTGGACTCGTCATGCTCTGCGTGGTCATGGCTGGCACGTATTTGAAACATTCTGCGTTTCACTTCTGAAGAAGAAATGCAAACAAGTCACCCATCACTGATATGAGTTCCATCGGCAGGAAGGGGGTCTGGGTCATCGAGCGTCCGCTCTCCTTGCCTGGGAGCCTTCGGACGCAGGTAGGGAAGGACCAGCAGCACCGGGCAACCCTCCCCATGGCCCGTGACCGGCTTGGCGGGGGAGCAGAACTCACAGAAGAAGCGCGCGCCGTCGCGTTCCACGAGGCGGTCGACGGCGGCCTCGGCGAAGGCGACGAGGTCGTCCCTCGTCATGGCCTCTCCAATAGCAGCCGCAGGGCATGGCGCACGAGGTCGCCACGGTCGAGGAACATGTGGGCCTCGATGAGGGCGTCCATTTGTTGTACTAGGTTGCGTGGCAGGGTCAGCCTCAGCAGGTCGCCAGTCATGTGCCACACTCGTAGGCGGCCTGCGCGTTCTCGGCTCTGGCCTCGTCACACGGGTCACACCGGCAGTCGTCCGAGCAGTCCTCCGGGTCCCTGCCGCACGACTCACACTCGGGCGCGTCCGGCGAGTTGGGGCAGTTCCCGTCGTGGCGGCACCCAATGGGGCAGGCATTGAGGTCCCGTTCGAGGCGGGCTTCGCGGGCAGCGTCCCGGATGGCCTCGGTCGTGTTGGTGTGCTGCATGGTGTGTCTCGTTGCCCTTGCGGGCAGGACGTAGAGCCGGCGACGAGCCGGCCATGGGCCGCCGCCCCTACGCCAGGACCAGCGCGCGCAGGCGCGACCCATAGGCCGCGAAGTAGAGCGCCGCGAACTCGGGGCCATCGTTGTCCGGGTAGCCCATCGCCAGGACCGCCTCGTTCCAGTCGCGGGGCGTGCGGCCCTGGAACTGGAAGCCGTTGGCGTCGCAGAAGGCGGCGATGCGGCTGGGGCACGGTTCGGTGTGGCCGTAGGTCGAGGGGCCGAAGAAGTGGGCGGAGCCGTGGCGGTTCTGTCCGACGGGGCGGCCGTGGTTGCAGGCGGGGAGGGAAGCGAGGTTCATGGCGTGTGTCTCCAAACCCCCTATTGGCGTGGCAAGTATCTCTAGTTGCCGCGCTGCGCTGGGGCTACCGTATAAAGGATGTTTGGCCTCCCCCGGCCACTGACGCTCGGACGCTTGCCTACCACGACCAACCGCCCCCGCAGGCGGTCCCGCATCGTGTTCTCCTGCCCCGGCGTGATGAGGCCCTCGTTGATGAGGTCCTTGAAGGACGCCGGAGGATAAGACCTGAACCGTTTTATGACCGTGCGCTCGATGGCGTCCACATCGGAGAGATTGCGCTTGGTCATGGCACGACTCCGCCGTTGTCCGGCATCAGCGAGTCAGGCAACCAGCCCTCGGCGCGGCTGACGTTCATGTCAATCGTCAACGGCATCTCTGGAGTGGCGACGAACTGGTAGGCGTGGCCGCACCCGACGCCATCAGCCAGGTGATAGGACCGGACAAGTCGGTCACCATCGCGCAGGTCGAAGCCGATGACGTGCGAGCGCTTCATGGTGCGCACCTCGCGCCGAGCCTCGTCGCGCGCCTGCTCCAGCGCGGCCCCAGCAGCAACGAGTTCCTTTTCCCGCTGGGCGACCTGGTCGAAGGTTGCCCGGACAAGGCGCCGCCCACTGGTGACCTCCAGCACCACGGCCGCGAAGGCCACGGGGGAAACGTTGTGCGCGTAGAGGATGACGTGCAGGCCCGTCGTGCAGGCTGGTTTTGGCGTCACAAGCGGAGGGGTAGTCGGTGGCGCCTCCCTGTAGAGGATGCTGAACTTCATGTCACACCGCCGGGATGCCGGCCTTGGCGAGCGCCTCGGCCTCTGCGAACGTCGCGGTCGTGATGAGGACCTTCTCGGCCTTCGGCTTCTTGGGGCCACCGTAGACGCGCAGGCTCACGCTGTCCTCGACGGTGAAGTGCCGGATGCCACCCTTGGTCGCTTGCAGGACGACGCGGTAGGGCGAGCCGTCATCGCACGGAACCGTCGCCTCCTCGACGCCCTTGACGCGCAGGTAAGTCTCCAAGGCCGCCTTGGCCGCGTCGTGCGCCTCCCCCGCCTGCTTCTTCGCCGCCGCCAGGACGCGCTCCTCCGCGACCATCTGGACGAACTCGGTGTCCGACAGGACCGGGATGGCGCCCTTGAGGTCGAACTCCCCCAGGCCCTTCCCCTTCACGGCGTCCCACTCGACGGTGCCGACGTCCGGGTCCTTGGCCTGGATGCCACGCACGACGACGGCCGCCTTCTCCAAGCGACCCTGGAGGGCCTTGGCGAGGAAGCCGCGGTCCACGGGGAACGCCTGCTCGCGCTTCTCCGCCACGAAGGGCTGGATGCAGACGACGACCTGCGCAGGCTCCAAGCGGTCGGGGAGCGCCCAGGTGCGGCGGCGCGGGTCCTCCTCGTCCAGCCACTCGGCCGGCGCGAGGACGCGGACGCCGGCGTCGTGCATCTGGACGAGCATGGCGAGGTAGAGAAGGCCCTGGCGGTAGTAGACCTCGACCTTCGCGTCGCCCGGCTCGAACATGGGCGCCTTGTTCTCGAACACGGCGGCGTAGTGGACCGCCTCGCTGTTTGTCGGGGTCCACCGCCACGCGGCGGCGTCCTCGCGGTGGATGCCGATGCCGTCGGGGTGGCCGTCGAGCGTCCACGAGCGGGGGTCGTCCTCGGCGCGCTTGGTGCCGGGGATGGCGACCACGAGGGTCGGCTCCTGGCACCGGATGGCGGCGAGGTTGATGGCGGCCTTGGCGTTGCCGTCCTCGCCGTAGTGGGCCTCGCGGGGGTCGCGCGGCTCGTCGCGCAGGACCTCCTCGATGAGGTCGCGGGCGGTGCGCTGGATGAGACGGCTGGCTGAGATGAAGCGGCCCCGGAGCATGGAGGGGTGGGCGTTGCCGCCGACCTTGCGGTCGCGCACGAGGGCGAGGCTGGCGTAGAGGACCTGGGTGGGTGTAGGCATGGGCACCTCTGGTTAGGTGGCGTGTCTATTAGAAGCCTTTCCACGCCTCAACGGGTGAAGGCAGCCTCGACGTCCACGAGCGTCTCCTTGACGGCCTTGACCATCCCCGGCAACTGCAAGAGGTCCGAGAGGACGAAGCCCAACTTATCCTCTGGGATGGCGCGGAAGGCGTCCACCGCGAGCGGCCCGAGCGCGCCCTGGTCAAGGTCGAGCGCGACGCGCACCCGGCCACGCTCGATGGCTGCGCCGACGCTGACCTCTTGGGCCTGGACGACGAGGTTGGCGCTCATGCCGGAGCCCCCTTGGCAGAGAGGCGGGCCTTGAGTTCCTGGGTGAGGTCGTAGGCTTCCGCGCGCGTGCGCGGGGGATTGGCTTGGATGCCGATGCCGTGGTGAGCGCAGCGTTCCATGATGGTCTGGAGTTCCCGGCGTTGCTCTCCGGTGGGCCGCTCGTTCGAGTTCTCGGCCTTGGCCGCTTTGACGGCTTGCTCGGGCACCCCGCTCACCCAGGCGAGCGCGAGGCCAGCGCGGACGTCCTGCTTGAGGGCGCGCATGGCAGAGGCCAGGTCCTCGCCCGGCTCCAACTCGCCCGTCAACTGGACCTCCCACATGTCGCTCCCGAACTTCGGAACGCCTCGCTTCTCGGCTCCCTTGAGGGAGATGGTGTGGATGCGCATGGCTACGCCTCGATAGTGACCGTCGAGTGCGTGGCGACGAGGGCAAGGATGTTCATGCCGGCGGACGTGGGGATGCGTCCGACGTCACGGCAAACCTCGCATGGCGGGGCATACTCGGAGGCCTTGGTGCCACCGCATTCGGGGCATGGTCTTTCCATGGGGATGCAGTCGCCGTTGGGCAGGTCAAGTTTGCTCCATGGGCGGTTAGCGTTGAGTTGTCTGCCGGGCATGGCAAACCCTAGAAGGCGTGGCAAAGTCTTATACTTACCGGGGAGGCTGGTGAATGTGGCTACGCCTGCGACCGGATGGAGTAGCCGCCAGCCGCTCCCCCCAGCAGAGCCACGCCATCGACCGGGCCCATGCCGGGGACGAAGCCGAAGGATGCCCCGACTGCGACAATCACAATCGCAACCGCCACGAGCATCGGCCCAAAGCGTTGCAATGGAATCACGCGGCGGCCGGCATCATCATGTGCCGCGACGCTGAGCGCACGAAGCAGAGGCTGAGTCACGCTACTGGAAGGAACCCCCTTGGTCTTAGGGTTATCGCTTTCCATGGTGGCGCTTGTGGGGGTGCCCGTACTTGATTCGGTCATCTTGCCGGCGACGCCAGGCATCCAGCCAAACGTCCAGGAACCCGAAGAACTTCAGGATGACAAGTCCCCCCGCTACGACGCCGAGGATGGCTGCGGCAATTACCGGGATTACGAAATCGCCGGCTGGCGTCTCCACGATTGGGTCCGGCGGCTTCGGGGTAGAGCATTGCGGGAGGTCCGGGCGCACCTCGCAGGGGTCCATTTGGGCGTGGGTGCTTAACGCGACGGCAAGGATGAAGCCGGCTGCGAGAATGAGTAATCGCACTCCGGACATACGGCGTGGACGGCGCCGTACCGCTTGGTTGTTGCGTTGCAGCGCGGACACTTCAGGAGCACGACTGGTTGTTTCATGCCCAAGTGAAGACTGAGCGGTACTCGATGCTGAGGGGGACGGCGGTGTTGATGGTGAACTCCGTGAAGTCGCCATCCGTCGAGGAGAGGCGAGAATACATCGGCGTCCCGCCTGACAAATTGGCGGCCACGCGAATCTCAATTTCCTTGACCAAGAGGGCCGCTATGGCGCCGGCATTCCAGGTGCAAGTGAGTTTGGCTCGGAATACTCCGCTGGATGGATTGTCGCTGGTGGCAGAATTACTGTTGGGTGCGGTTGCGCTGGGCGTCACGAGCGCCGTCGTCGCGACGCCCGTGCTCCCGGCGCCCGTGCCCACGCGCATGGACGAAAAATTAGTTTGAGCGACCAGGCCTTGGGTCACATCCCTGTAATACTGGTAAACCTGTCCGACAATCTTGTTGCGGGCGATGAAGTGGAACTTCCCACACCCACACGGTTTGGTCCGGTTGGGGCGGAACCGCGTCGGCGCCGCCACGCGAACCGAGCACTTACCGGGCGCGTCCTGTTTGACTTCAGCCTCCCCCCACATCTTGACTTCCTCGCGGCCCTGCTTGTGCCGCGTGATGGGCTCGAACTTGCCCGGCTTGCCCTTCACGGGCCGCAGCAACGGGCCGTTCGTGATTGTGAGGCTCTCGGTGGGGCGGACGCTTTCACTAAACATTGGTGATGACCAACTCCTCTGATGGGGCTAGGCTTTCCTCAAGGGCTTGACCATCGTTGGCAATATCGTGGTCCTCCCCTACGGCGAAGTCCTCCACGCCAGCCATGAGGCTCATGCCCGTCACGAGTTCTTCGCTGACGCTGAAGTCCTCATCAACTTGGAGTAACGCGCCCTGACTGATGGCGCCGTTCTCACACAGGGTCCCCATCCTAGGTGTTCGTGATGACGTGCTCCTCTGAAATACCATCCGATGCTGATTCCTCCAACGTATCTGACTCCCCCAGGAGGAGGACTTCCGTGAGGCCCTCAAAGTCGTCCAAGAGCGTCATGGCAGTCCCCTGGTCAAAGAGGAGGACCTCCACAGGGAACTCAACGCACCCCCCATCAATGGGAATGACTTGCCCCGTGATGTCGTTGGCGCCCCCCTCCGTGTCGTCCGGCGCGGGCTCCAGGGCTACGACGTCCAGGGCGACGGCGCCAACGCCTTCCCCGTACACGATGCCGATGCCTAGCGTCGTCAAAGAAATAGTCTTCGAGGCCGCATTGAAGTACAATTCGTTGGGCGCATCCGGCGCCTGGAGCGTCCACGTCGCCACCCTCAGACTGGCCCTCACAGTGTGCAGTCTCGTAGCCCTAGCGGTAGCCGGACCGATGAAGCGAAACCTGAACGCGTACACGGGCAAATCACGGCCCACGACGTGCTTGCGCGCCAAGGCATGCAAGCGAGCCACTTGCTGCACGCGCACGGCCTGGTCGGCCTTCATCGTCAAGGGCTCAACGATGACCTTGACCGTCGCGGTGTCGAGGTCGCTGCCGGAGACGCGCCAGGAATCCGTCATTCGACCTCAGTCGCATTGATGGCCACGCCGACCTCCCCGACGCCGTAGGAGTACTCAGTGCTGGCGCTGTCGAAGGACAACGTGAGGGTCTTGCTGGCGTCGTTGAAGTACAATTCGTTGGGGGCATCTGGGGCCTGGAGCGTGATTGGGTCCACTGATAGGAAGGCGTCCTTGAGGGCCTTGAGCGCAGTGTACCGGGCGGGGGCGGGGCCGATGAAGCGGAACTTGATGCTCCACTTCGTCAAATCCTCCCCGAGCCCGTGTTGGATTGGTAAGCCGTGGAGGCGGTTCGCGGTTTGCTTGCGTACGCTCTTGCCGGCGGTGGGGCCGGGCTCCACGATGACCTTCACCGTGTCCGTGTCAAGGTCGATGCCGTCTAGGCGCCAGGACCCATTGGAGATTGTCTCCACGTTGTCCATGGTTGGCGTGCCCGTCGCGGCGGCGATGAGGCTCTTGAAGATGCGCTTGATGATGCCCGCGATGCCGGTGGCGACGGCCATAATGGACTTCGCGAGGGCCTTCCCGATTGTCGCCGTGCCCGTGGCTACGGCAGTCAGTGGCTTCTGCACCTGCTTTAGGAGGGAGGCTGTGCCGGTAGCGACGGCTGACAGCGTGCGCGTGATGACGCTAAGCAACGCCAGGGTGGCCGTCCCAGTCGCGACCGCTGAGGCCGCCATGCCAACCTGCTTCACCATGGAAGCAACGCCAGCCCCCATGGCGGATAGTACCCGAGAAAAGATGAGGCCCTCCGCCATGAATGCCGTCACGACCGCCGTGGCGGCCATCACCCTGAACAGGCTAGATGCCCTGGCCATGGTTGCCACACCTGACCCCGTCACTGTCAGTGGGCGTTGGAAGGCTTGCTGGTACTCGATGATGACGTAACCGTTTGCGCCCTGCCCGAGCGCGCCGCTTACGCCTGCGCCACGCCCCCCACCGCCGCCGCCACGAACGGACCCGTTGTTCCCTGGCTCCCCGATGCCGCCGCCATTGCCACCGTTGCCGCCACCCGTTGCGGTCCCAGTGCCGCCGGTTGGGGTCGAGCCGTTTCCGCCAGCGCCACCCGTACCAGCCCCACCACCGCCGCCGCCAGCAACCCCCGACACACCAGTACCGCCAGTGCCGCCATTCCTGCCCCCTGAGCCGGCTCCACCCGCCCCTCCCGCCCCACTGGCTGTGATAGCGGCGATGCCTCCATTCGATAGGCCAGCCACGGTGGCGCCGTTCTGGACCCAAGAGTTTCCTCCATTCTCGTCTGGCGTGTCGCCGCCGAGGCCAACGTGAACGTCCCAGACTTGACCCTCAGATGCCGCCTGGGTCGCGACGGCACACCCGCCACCGCCACCACCGCCCCCTCCAGTGGTGAGGGAGGCACTACCTATGCCGCCGCCTGCGATAGTAGTGACGTTGAACGACGTGACGCCTTCCGGGACAGTCCAAGTGCCGTCCGCCGTGAACGTCACGACGTGAAGCGTCACGGTTTCACCTCACGACTGCTGCAACTTAATCGTGTACTGGATGCTGTCATCCGCCAGGAGCGGGAGGCCCGCGTGGTCCCCATGAATGATGAGGTCCCCAGCACTGGCGGCGTCGAAGAGGCCGGCATTCGTGATGGTCTGCGATGATAGACTCGTGAGGGTGCCGACGGCCTGGAACGTGTCATCCGTGACGCTCGTCGTGACGCGGGATAGCGTCGCCGTCGCTCGCGTCTCGGCGGCCTCAGTGAAGAGCGTCGTATCAGTCACGGCGGCGGTGCCGGCGCCAGTGCCCCACCCAATCCGGTCCGGGCTAGTTGCTTCGGCGCCAGACATCTTGCCGGCGACCCATGCCTTGCCTGCATTCGTGTAAACGGTTGCGATGAGAATCACCTCAAGTTGTTTCGGATTCGTTGCTGCTTTCTTCGTGCCAGGATTGGGAACTGCACGAACCTGTACCACCAGGCACGGGGCGCCCACCACTTGCGGTCGATGCGGCCAACGTTCCTGGTCTTACCGTCCGGGCCGCGCACCTCAGCGTAGAGGGCGCTCTTGGGGCGCGTCGTGGCGGTCACGCTGGGCACGCTTCAAGCACCCCGATGCGGGGTCTTATGGCTTTGCTTTTCACCCATTGGCCTCGGCGGCCTTGATGCGTGTGGAGATGGCGCACGTCGCGAGGCCCTGGTCATTGTCTGGCCCGACGATGCCGATGGCCATGAACTCATGCTCCCCCTCAGCGATGCGGCCGTCCGCTTGTCGGCGCAGGTATGGCGTCACGTCTAGGGTGCGCGTGACTGGGCCGGCGATGTTCCCTATGGTTTCTGGGTGCTGGTCCGTGGTGAATTGCGTGGGCTGCCCAGCCGGGTCTAGGATGGGGTCTAGGGCGAAGCGGAGTTGCGCCAAGACAGGGTCGCCGTCTCCGTCGCCGTCGTCCCCGTCGAATTGATAGATGCCGAACTTCTGGCGGTGCGTGTGGGGCGCGACACGGGCGGCATCGTAACTCACAAAGAAGGAGCGGGCTCCGCTTTCGTCGTCATCAACGCGGACCTCAATGTCCACGCCATCACACGCGGAGCCGGCCAGTTGCGCAATGGCGGCAGCCGGAATGAAGATGCCCCGCACGTAGGCACTCACGTCGAGGTCGAACTCGGCTTGGAACGTCGTTACGCCCTCCGCGACGAGGGTCCCTGGGCCGCCGTTGCGCAGGAGCAGGCGGACCTCGTAGTGGGGTGCCTCAGCCGTGTCGGTGCAAGCGACGAAGACGCGGAGGAAGAAGCCGTCATCCGTCGTGGCGCTGGCCTCCATGGCGCCTTGGTCGAACGTGAAGGACTGCGTGGCCGCGTCCCCTGGGTCAATGGGCCCAAGCGTGCCACTGTCGCCAC